CTATTGCTGAGTGTTTGATTAACTCCGCTGTCTTTGGTACAGGTGTCGGTGAGTTAGTACTAGAAGAAGTCAAAGAGCTACGTCCTGCAACTCAACCAATTATGGGTGGGGACATGACTGCTGTTGGGGTAACAGAGCAGAACCGTATGCTTGTTAAGTTACGCCCTGTCATGCCACAGAACTTCTTGATTGATCCAGTAGCTACCAGTATCGATGAAGCTCTTGGTGTTGCGATTGACGAGTTCGTTCCTTTGCATCAAGTGACCCAAGCGCAAGAGGCAGGTATTTATTTTGATGCTGACGTTGCTGTAGCGGCTCCTGACACGGACATCGAACCTGATCAAGACCTAACCATTTACATGGACGATAAAGTCCGCCTGACGAAGTACTATGGCCTTGTGCCTCGTGAGTTGTTGTACGAAGCACAGCGCGAAGAAGATGAAGATGAAGTTGAAACAGGGGAAGAACTCTCTGAGTATGTAGAAGCTGTAATTGTTATTGCTAATGGTGGTATTCTTCTTAAAGCAGAAGAGACTCCATACATGATGGGTGATCGTCCTGTTGTTGCATTCCCTTGGGATGTTGTACCGGGTCGTTTCTGGGGTCGTGGTATTTGTGAAAAAGGTTACAACGCACAGAAAGCCCTTGACACAGAACTACGCGCACGTATTGATGCTTTGGCATTGACTGTACATCCAATGATGGCTGTGGACGCTTCTAGGCTCCCTCGTGGTGCTAAGCTAGAAGTGCGTCCGGGTAAGGCTATCTTGACTAATGGTAACCCTGCTGAGATCCTACAGCCGTTTAACTTTGGTCAGTTAGACCCAACAACATTTAACCAAGCCGCTTCATTACAGCAGATGGTTCAAATGGCTACAGGTGCTATTGATGCCGCAGGAATCCCAGGATCTATCAATGGGGATGCGACAGCCGCAGGTATTTCAATGTCTTTGGGTGCTATCATTAAGCGTCACAAGCGTACATTGATTAACTTCCAAGATTCATTCTTACTTCCATTTGTTTCTAAAGCGGCTCATCGTTACATGCAGTTCAACCCTGAATTGTATCCTGTCAAGGACTTTAAGTTTGTCGCAAGTAGTTCACTTGGTATTATTGCTCGTGAGTATGAGGTTACTCAGTTGGTACAGTTGTTACAAACAATGTCACCTGAGTCTCCAATGTACCCAATGTTGATTGAGTCAATTGTTGATAATATGAACTTGTCTAACCGTGAGCAAATCATTGAAGGCTTGCGTCAGGCAAATCAACCTGATCCTCAGCAACAACAACTACAACAAATGCAAATTGAAATGGACATTGCTCAGAAGCAAGAGACCATTAAAAATATCCAATCACAGACTGCAGAGATTATGTCTCGTGTTAAACAAAATGAAGTTGAAACACAGATGTTACCATTGGATGCAGAGACTCGTCGGATTGCTGTTCAAGTCAAAGCAGGTGGTGACGATGCAGGTGATAAAGAATTTGAGCGCAGGGCTAAGCTTGCAGAGCTTGTACTCAAAGAACGTGAAATTGCAAGCAAAGAAGAAATTGTTGAACAACAAATGAGGCAATCGAATGGTAGTAACCAAGCGTGAGTTCCAAGAAATCATTGATCAAATGAATCTTATCTTGACAAAACTCGACGACAGAATCAAACAATTAGAAGAAGCTAAACCTGCTCGTACCACAAAAACTACAAAGAGTCAACAAAAAGACTTGACAAATGAATAAAATTGTGGTATAATATTTGCATCAATTAACAGGAGAAACTCTTTGAGTCCTGAAGAACAAAAGTATTACGAAACTTATTTTGATCTTTTCATGACAGATGGTTGGAAACAATTCATCGAAGAGATCAACGAAATTCTTGATAACCATCGTATTGAAGATATTAAGAATGAAACACATTTAGCGTTTGTCAAAGGTGAACGCGATGCACTATTCAGAGTAAGACGCTTTGAGACAGGCATCAAATCAACTTATGACGTATTGCAGGGGCGTGACAATGCTTAGGCGGTACGATTATAAATGCACTGTATGTTTGCGTACGGAAGAACACTGGGCTGATTCGTCAGACTATGAGTTCTCAACCTGCGACGACTGCGGTGAAACATCAGTACGGATAATCTCTCCTGTCCGAACACGTTTCGTTGGTCATGGTTGGCCTGATAAAGACGATAGGTGGGCTAAGGATCATGAGAGAGCCGCACGTAAATAACCTTTCCATAATGGCATTTAGCCACGGAGTTTAACAATATGGCACGTTTTATAGATGAAAGTCCCGAATATCAACCAGAAGACGGGGAAACATTCGCTACATTAGATGAAGATGATACACAGATTCCTGAAGAGGAGCAACCTGTAGAACCTGAAGAGATTCAGGAAACCCAAGAAGAAGATGACATTCCTGAAAAGTATCAGGGTAAGGCAATTAAAGATATTGTCCAAATGCATCAAGAAGCTGAAAAGCTTTTGGGTAAACAGTCTTCAGAAGTAGGCGAACTCCGCAAGATCGTTGATGATTTCGTTAAGACTCAGCTTGATAAAGCCAATAGCCCACAAGAAGACGAAGAAGAGATTGACTTCTTTGACGATCCGCAGAAAGCGGTAGAACGAGCAATTGCCAAGCATCCTAAGATTAAGGAAGCGGAAGACGTTACTCGTGCGATGAAGCAACAAGAGATCCTAAACAAACTCCAACGCAGTCATGCAGACTTTGAATCTATTATTCAAGATCCGAAGTTTGGAGAATGGGTAGCGGCCTCTAAGGTACGAACTGAATTGTACCAACGTGCTGACCAACAGTTTGACTTTGATAGTGCTGATGAACTTCTCACAACGTGGAAAGAACGTCAAAACATTGTAGCTGAAACTGCTGAGATGCAAGATGCTGATCGTAAGCGGCAACTTAAAGCCGCATCTACTGGGTCTGCAAAAGGATCAAGTGAGAAGCCAAGTCGCAAAATCTATCGTCGTGCTGATATTCTTAACCTCATGCAAAACGACCGACAGCGATACGAAATGTTAATGCCTGAGATACGGCAAGCATACGCTGAGGGTCGAGTTAAATAGCCTAGGAGACATTTACAATGGCAAACTTAACCCCCGCAAGTAACAATACCGTTACTTTAGCAAACGCGGCTACGTTCATCCCAGAACTGTGGTCAGATGAAATCATTGCGGCGTACAAGCAGAACCTCGTTCTCGCTAACCTCGTAAACAAAATGCCTATGACTGGCAAGAAGGGTGACACTCTTCACATTCCTAAGCCTGTTCGTGGCGCGGCCAATGCTAAGACAGCGGCTGACACTGTAACAATTCAGCAGACTGCTAACACAGAAGTTGTTGTTACTATCGACAAGCACTACGAATACTCACGCTTGATCGAAGACATCACCGAAGTACAGGCGTTGGATTCACTCCGTCGTTTCTACACTGATGATGCAGGTTACGCTCTTGCTAAGCAAGTCGATGACGATCTGTTCGCTGAGTTGTTAAACGTATCAAACGATGCAGGTACTGCAGACGGTTCTGATGCTACACAGTCTCACTACCAGATCAACGGTGCATCTGATGTCTTGATTGACTATGATGATTCAACTGCTCTTGAAGCGTTTTCTGATGCGGCTTTCCGCAACATGATTCAGAAGTTGGATGATGCTGATGTTCCTATGGAAGGTCGTGTATTGATCATTCCTCCTGTGATTCGCAACACAATCATGGGTATTGAGCGTTACGTGTCTTCTGACTTTGTTAACGGTCGTGGTGTCAACAACGGTCAGATCGGTCAGCTTTACGGTGTAGACGTTTACGTTACATCTAACGCTCCAACTGTTACTGGCTCTAACACGTCTGGTCGTGTCATGACAATGATGCACAAAGACGCTTTCGTTCTTGCAGAGCAAATGGCTGTACGCTCACAGACTCAGTACAAGCAAGAGTTCCTTGCGAACTTGTTTACTGCTGATACTCTGTACGGCACTAAAGTTCTCCGTGAAGAGAACGTACTTTCAGTCGTAGTTTAAGACTGATCCGGGGGAGTCTATTCAGGCTCCCCTACCTTATTCTATACACTGGAGATTTCAATGGCTATCTATCGTGGTACTGGTAGTGCAAGTTCTACATCTGACCAAGCAACAATTGATGAAGTAACTACTCAAGCTACTAACGCCGCTAACTCTGCTACGTCTGCGGCATCTTCAGCAACTTCAGCCGCAAGTTCTGCGTCGAGCGCAACTAGCTCCGCAACTTCAGCGGCAACCTCCGCTACTACAGCAACTAACCAAGCATCTCAAGCATCTGCGTCTGCTTCTGCGGCAAGTGACTCAGCAGGTCTTGCATCTACATCAGAAACAAATGCGGCATCTTCTGCAACGTCTGCATCTCTCTCAGCAAGCCAAGCGGCGGCATCTGCAACAAACGCAAGTGGTTCACAGACAGCGGCAGAGACAGCACAAGCGGCGGCTGAGTCAGCAGTAACTGATGCAGAGACTGCACAGACAGCGGCTGAGACTGCACTAGCTTCTACACAAGCCGTGTATGATGACTTTGATGATCGTTACCTTGGGGCTAAAACTTCAGAGCCTACATTAGACAATGACGGTGACGCACTGATTGATGGTGCGCTTTTCTTTGATACTACTAACAGTCAGATGAAAGTTTATGATTTGTCTGGTACTCAATGGGTTGCATTTTCTTTAACTCCTGATCAACTTTCAGATATTGACACTGTTGCTGATAACATTGCTGACGTAACATCTGTTGCAGATAACATGGCAGATGTACAGGCGGCACAGACTTCTGCAACAAATGCGGCAAACAGCGCAACAGAATCAGCGAACAGCGCAACAGCTTCTGCAAACTCCGCAACAGCTTCAGCGTCTTCTGCAACTGCGGCGGCGGCTAGTGCGGCATCAGCGGCTTCATCGTTTGATGACTTTGACGATAAGTATCTTGGTGCTAAATCTTCTGCTCCTACAACAGATAACGATGGCGATGCCTTAGTACAGGGAGCATTGTATTACGATACAACTGAAGGCTCTATGTACGTCTACGAAGGGTCGTCATGGATTAAAGCATCTGCCTCTATTGTTAATACATGGGATGAATACGTCTACACAGCTACAGCGTCACAGACAGCATTCACAGGTGCTGACGACAACACCAACACCCTAGTCACTTCAGACTACATGATCGTTACACGCAACGGTATTCGTTTGACAGAAGGTGTAGGCTACACAGTAACAACAGGTACGGTTACTCTGACCACTGGTGCGAACACTGGTGACATTATTACCATCACTGCATTTGCATCTCTGCAGGTTGCAGACACTTTGTCATTATCACAAGGCGGTACTGTAACAGGTGCAGTAACTTTTAATGGTAACGTCGATGGTATTGCATTCAGTGAGATTGATTCTACTCCAACTACTTTAGCGGGCTATGGAATTACTGATGCGGCTACGTCTGCACAGGGTGCATTAGCTGACTCAGCGACACAGCCGGGTGATCTAGCTACGGTAGCAACTACTGGAGCCTACTCAGACCTTACAGGAAGCCCTACAGCAGTCTCTAGCTTTACAAACGACTCAGGGTACATTACAGACTACACCGTCACTCAGGGAGACGTTACAGCGCATCAGGCGGCATTGTCTATTACTGAGTCGCAGATCTCAGACCTGCAGAGTTACCTTACAAGCATCCCAGATAATTACATTTTAAATACAGGTGATGCGATTACCGGGGATTTAACCTTTGGCGACAACAACAAGGCCAGCTTTGGTGCGGGGTCTGATTTACAGATTTATCACGACGGCACTAACAGCCAGATTAGAGATTTAGGTACTGGTGACTTATATATTCAAGCAAGTGCGGCTGTCAGCTTCACCAATACTAATGCATCTGAAACCTATGCTGTTTTGAATGAAAATGGTGCAGTATCTCTTTACTACGACAACTCCGCCAAACTCGCCACAACCTCCACAGGCATAGCCGTCACAGGTGAAGTAGACTTTGGAGACTGGACTGTTGTTGAGTCTGCAGGTGTCCTCTACTTTAAACATAACGGCACAAACAAAATGAAACTGGATTCGTCCGGTAACCTCACCGTCACTGGCAACGTCACTGCATACGGAACAGTATAATGGCACTACAGTCATCTGGCCCAATTAGTCTCGCAAACATCCAGACAGAGTTTGGTGGGTCTAACCCGATTGGCCTAAACGAATACTATGGTGCGGCGGCAGGAGTTCCTGCGTCTGGTACGATTAGTATTGATGACTTTTATGGAACTTCTAGTGTAACTTACATTTCTGCTACAGGTGGTACAGTTACTACGGATGGAGATTACAAAGTCCATACCTTTACTGGTTCAGGTACATTTACCGTTAGCTCCGTAGGATCTGGTAGCGGCGAATCTGCAATCATTGACGCAATCATTGTTGGTGGTGGCGCAGGAGGTGGTTCAGACCGTGGAGGCGGTGGAGGTGCAGGTGAGTTTGATACTCGTACTGACTACACTGTAAGCGCAACAAACTACACGATTACTATTGGAGCAGGGGGTTCTGGCGGAGCAAGTGGTTCTGTTGGAGGTACAGGTAGCTATGGTAGTAATGGGTCTAGCACATCTGCATTTAGCATTACCTCTATCGGTGGCGGTGGTGGCGGTGCGTGTCATCCAAGTCGTAGGGACGGTTTAAGCGGAGCCTCTGGTGGCGGTGGTTCCCAATATGCAGGGGACGGCTCTGGCGGAACTGGGACTGCAGGCAACAACGGTGGTAATGGTAAAGAGTCAGGTAGAGCAGGCGGCGGAGGTGGCTCTGGTTCTGCAGGTGCTAACGCTAATGGCGGAGGCGGCAATGGCGGCACAGGAACTACGTCTTCAATTTCTGGTTCATCACTAGCTTATTGTGGTGGCGGTGGTGGCGGCACTTGGCCCGGCTATACTCCGGGATCTGGAGGTAGTGGTGTTGGTGGAGCAGGCGGCACAAATGGTGCTAATGGTGGTAATGCGACAGCTAACCGTGGCTCTGGAGGCGGTGGTAGTGGTTATCAAAACTATGGAGCAGAGCTTTATGGATCAGGTGGTAATGGATCTTCAGGCGTAGTAGTAATTAGATACAGGTATCAATAATGGCACATTTTGCACAACTAGATGACAACAACATAGTCACTCAAGTAATCGTTGTAGACAACTCAGAGCTTCTTGACAGTAATGATGTTGAGCAAGAGGCTATTGGTATTACGTTCTGCACTAACTTATTTGGTGCTGATACACGTTGGAAACAAACAAGCTATAACGGCAACATCCGCAAGAATTATGCAGGCTTTGGTTTTACTTATGACTCTACTCGTGATGCGTTTATACCACCACAGCCTTATGCGTCATGGATTTTGAATGAAACAACTTGTCAGTGGGAAGCTCCAGTGCCTTACCCAACAGACGATAATCAATACACTTGGAATGAAACAAATCAACAGTGGGATCAAGTAAATGTCTAAAGCAGAAGATTTAGCAGGACTACTAGACGCTAACGGTGACGTACTAGCAACTAACCTCGATAACGTTAGTGTTGCTTTTGCTGACCTTACTGGCAAGCCAACAACCATTTCAGGCTACGGTATTACTGATGCATTTGATGGTGCATATAGTTCATTGACTGGTGCGCCTACAGCAGTGAGTTCGTTCACTAACGACTCAGGCTACGCTACAACAACATACGTTGACGGTGAGATTGCTGACCTTGTAGCTTCTGCTCCTGCAACACTAGACACGTTGAATGAACTAGCGGCGGCATTAGGTGATGATGCAAACTTCAGCACCACTGTAACGAACTCTATTGCTACTAAGGCTCCTCTAGCATCTCCTACGTTTACTGGCACAGTTACTGCGGCGGCATTGACGGTTGACACTGATACTTTGCACGTTGATGCAACGAATAATCGTGTGGGGATTGGG